CTATATTTCAAAAGTCTATCCGTCCGTCGAAGAGATGAATCTTGGGTTTAACATTGATAATGTTCCGGAAGGCGGTTTTGTTGTTATCGAGACAGGAAACGTAAACGATGAAGACAACGCAAAATTGTTTATAAAAAGTTCCGAACATTACGAATTCTTAACCGACTTATCTGGTGCTCAAGGTATACAAGGTCCTCAAGGTGAACAGGGTATTCAAGGCCCTCAGGGAGAACAAGGTATCCGGGGACCGCAAGGCGAACAGGGCATTCAAGGTCCTCAGGGAGAACAAGGTCCTCAGGGTGAGCAGGGACCCAAAGGCGATAAAGGTGATCCGTATACATTGACGGAGGCAGACAAACAAGAGATCATCGAAGAATTAAAGTCTGATACCCCATCTAACTCGCTAGAAATATTGGTAGATAGATTTGAAGTTCTTGCCACATACAAAGTAGGGACTTATACCGATGTAGATTTTGATATATACAAAGAAGGTTATACACCTGTTTGTATTTACCCTAGAACATCTGGAAATGGCGATGTACTAGCTCTTGGATACGGTTTCTATGATAACGGAGGACAAGGCGAAATTGATTACAACAGAGCAACCGTAACTTTTAGAAACATCGGTTCAGTTCAAACTACGGGTGGTGCAAAACTTGAAGTCATCTACATCAAATTGTAAAGAGGTTACTATCACATTTAACGCAAGGATCGTTTAGCCCACGAAAAGAGAATAACTATGGTATCCATTTATGAGAAACCCATACCAATGGCTATGCAGGCAACGACTTTGGTATGCCGGCGGAAGATGGAAATAATTAAAAAGGAGGTGTCTAAAGTGGATGACTTTATCTTAGAATTAGTAGGCGATATATCCAACAGTCACTCGTTATCTGGAGAGTTATCCACCGAACCTTCTTTAACCGGAGACATTTCCCAGAGTAAATCTCTTTCCGGTAAACTCTCAAATGATAATACTTTATTTGGTATCATCTCAACAGTCTATACCGCTACAGCACCTCCGTACCAAGGAGAGTATGAAGTAACCCCTGGCGAAGAGGAACAAGTTATCAAAACTCAATATCAAGTATTAGACAAAAACATTATCGTAAAAGCTATACCATCCAATTATGGTCGTATAGTTTACGATGGTTCAATTCTAACTATATTTTAAGAGGGAAGTGTAAAACATGGCAAAGAATGTTGTAATTAGAGGGGTAACCTATTCCGAAGTTCCCTCTGTTGAAATTCCTTTAGCAGAAGGTGAAGGTACTGCAAAATTCCTCGATACTACTGGCGCGACTATGCAGGCCTCCGATCTTCGTGACGGCGTAACAGGTTTCGGCGCAAACGGTCCTATAGTCGGTACTCTTAAGCCGGCCATTATATCTTACGATTCTGAAACTAAAATTCTTAGTATTTCCTAATTGGAGCTGAGCGATATGGCAAAGAATGTTGTAATCGCTGGAGCTATGTATTCGGAAGTTAATAAAATAACCATTCCATTATCCGGAGGAAGTAATGTCAATTTTATAGATGTATCCGATTCGACAATTGTTGCGAATAAAATGGGTTCTGGAGTAATAGGTTATGATTCTTCTGGTAATAGAGTCGTAGGAACTCTAAAACTCATTACCCCTGCTATAGGATTCGGAAAAGCTGAATTTTATGCGCCGGCAACAAATGCAAAATTTACTCCAATAAGCTATTCGGATTATAGTATAACCTTTAACTATTATGGCGGTAGCGGATGTGAAGAGCTTTTGTTTCCGATAACCGGATTGTCAGCCGGGGCAAAGTATACGCTGACGTTCGATGAAACTTATAATGGCGGATTTATTCAAGATACATATGCGTATGGTTGCGGAATCATTCAAAAGTCAACTCACGACTCTACAAGTTATCCTACCGGAGCAGCGAAACCCACTTGGGTGACTTGGCATGCTCCCTCTGCAGGAACTTGTACGGGAACTTTAACATTCACGGCAAATAGCAGCACTGTATATTGGGGATGGTCGTTGTCTAAGTTGAAAGATAGCGTTACTCATACTATAACAATAAACGTTCATGTTTATGCTGCATAATATTACTAACCACGATGACTTTCAGAAGAGTCTACAGAGCGATCGTATAGGTTTTCCTTCCCCTTGTCCCTTGTCCCCTTTCGCCTATACGATTAAACTCTTTTGATGCCTGTATACCTCCTTATCTCCTTTCAAGTGATAAAGTGCTCTGTAGGCTCCTCTGAAAGTCATCTAAAACCGACTAAAACACTAGTTAAACTAGGATTATATTTACTAAAAACTATTCGAGAGGAGGTAGTAAGTATGGCCAAAGTTAAGAAAACTAGCACATCCGAAGGCATAAAGCCTAGAAGACCGGCTATTTCGCCGGAAGCAAGAGAAAACCAAATGATAGCTTTGGCGGTTGACCTGGCCGAAAGACAGTTAATGGAAGGAACTGCTTCTTCTCAGGTTATTACGCACTACTTAAAACTCGGTTCGACCAAGGAGCGAATCGAGAAGGAGATACTCGAGAAACAGAAAGAGCTAATCTCTGCAAAAACAGAAGCTCTGCAATCAGCCAAGAGGATTGAAGAACTTTATACTGATGCTATTAGTGCTATGAAGCGTTATAGCGGGCATGGTGATAATGATGATTATTAGAACATACTCGGAATTGTCTAGATTGACAACTTTCGAGGAACGATACAGGTATCTCAAACTTGACGGAAAAGTTGGTGAGGCTACTTTCGGATTCGACCGATGGCTTAACCAACTTTTTTATAAGGATGACGAATGGCTTGCTGTTCGAGACTATGTGATAGTCCGAGATAACGGCTGCGACTTAGGTATTCCTGGCAGAGAAATCCATTCGAGGATTTTGGTCCATCATATGAACCCCATCACCAAAGAAGACATTCTCAGCAGAAGCAGATTTCTGTTAGACCCAGAGTATCTTATCTGTACCGTCAAGTCTACGCATGACGCTATACACTATGGCGATGAAAACCATCTATTAACAGGACCGGTCGAGCGAAGCAAGAATGATACTTGCCCCTGGCGATCCTGATTTAAGGAGGAAAATTCAAAATGGATTATACGAAGTATTCTAAGCAGCCTGTCGAGAAGAAGATCGAAGAGGTTGTTGAAGAAGTCGTAGAACTCGAACCTATCGTTGAGGAGATTGTCGAGGAAGAACCCGAAGTAGTTTATAAGACCGGTGTGGTTACCGATTGTATGAAATTGAAAATTCGGAATACTCCTAAGCAGGACTCCACTGATAGTAACGTTATTTGCACAATTCCTTGCCTGACCAAGGTAATGATTGACGAGAATGAATCCACTGCTAATTTCTATAAAGTTTACATGGTATCCGGAATCGAAGGCTACTGCATGAAGAAATTTATAACCATTTCCGAGTAAAGGAGCTGTGACATGGAGACTAGTATACTGATTTCAATTAAGAAGTTACTCGGGATAGCAAACGATTATACGCATTTCGATGAAGACATAATATTGCATATCAATTCTGTCTTAATGATTCTTACCCAAGTGGGTATCGGTCCGGAAGAGGGCTTTATCATCACTGATGAATCGGAAACTTGGGATCAGTTTATTCCCGAGGGTACGAATCTAGCATCTGTGAAATCGTATATTTATCTCCGAGTAAAACTCCTTTTCGACCCGCCTCTTAGTTCTGCTGTAATCGAGTCTACTAATCGTATGATTAGCGAATTAGAGTGGCGTTTAAATATAGAGGGGTGATATTTATGAATCAATATTATGAAAACGAACTTACTCACCATGGCGTTAAAGGCATGAAGTGGGGTGTCAGAAAGAAGATTAAAACCGCTGCTGTAAATAGGCGAAAATCTTGGAGTGATGATTCTAAAGAAGCGTTTAAAAACGGCACTCGAAGAATGAGTAAACAAGATATTAGAAAGATGTCTAACTCGGATCTGAAGAAGCTTAATGAACGTCTGCAGTTAGAGCAAAGATATGATCAATTGAGGCCTAATAAGATTAATAAAGGTGTGAAATATCTAGCTTCTGCTGCAGCAATCATGGGCACTGGCGTTGCTCTTTATAACAATACTAATACTCTTTATGGTATTGGTAAAAATTTTGTAGGCTCGGTAGTAAAAGGTATGACACGAGTTATATAAGTAGGTGAAATTATGGCATTGTCAAACACTGCTACTCCTAGATATTATGGCCAGTTTCGCGATGCCGTAATTCGAGGCGAGATACCAGTGTGTAAAGAAATCTCTATGGAGATGAACCGAATAGACGACCTTATCGCAAACCCAAATATCTACTACGACGATCAAGCAGTAGAAGGCTGGGTTGCTTATTGCGAGAACGAGCTTACTCTAACCGACGGTGAAGACCTTCATCTGTTAGAGACATTCAAGCTTTGGGGCGAGCAAGTTTTCGGTTGGTATTACTTTGTAGAGAGAAGCGTATACGAGCCTTCTGCTGATGGGCATGGTGGCCGATACGTCAGAAGGTCTATTAAGAAAAGACTAATTAATAAGCAGTATCTTATAGTGGCTCGAGGTGCTGCTAAATCTATGTACGGGTCTACCATTCAGAACTATTATCTTAATGTGGATACTTCCACAACCCATCAGATTACCACAGCTCCTACCATGAAGCAAGCAGAAGAGGTTATGTCGCCTATTCGAACTGCTATTACTCGATCCAGAGGACCTTTGTACAAGTTCCTTACCGAGGGTTCTATCCAGAATACAACAGGCTCTAAAGCGAACCGGTGTAAATTGGCCTCTACCAAGAAAGGTGTTGAGAACTTTTTAACCGGTTCTTTACTTGAGATTCGTCCTATGAGCATCGATAAGTTACAAGGTTTGCGTTGTAAGATAGCGACTGTTGATGAATGGCTTTCTGGCGATATTCGAGAGGATGTAATCGGCGCTATAGAGCAAGGTGCTTCAAAGAACGACGATTACTTAATTGTTGCCATGAGTTCTGAGGGTACTGTCCGAAATGGAAGCGGCGATACAATCAAAATGGAGTTGATGGACATACTCCGAGGCGACTATAAGAATCCTCACGTATCTATTTGGTATTACAAATTAGATTCCGTGGACGAAGTCGCTAATCCCGAAATGTGGTTGAAGGCTAACCCGAATCTTGGTAAGACGGTAAGTTACGAAACCTATCAGTTGGACGTAGATCGAGCAGAGAAAGCTCCTGCTACTAGGAATGATATTCTGGCCAAGCGCTTCGGAATTCCTATGGAGGGCTATACATACTACTTCACTTACGAAGAAACCATTCCTCATAGACGAAGAGATTATTGGGAGATGTCTTGCGCTCTTGGTGCGGACCTTTCGCAGGGCGATGACTTCTGTGCATTCACGTTTTTATTCCCTCTGGGTAATGGCTGCTTCGGGGTCAAGACTCGAAATTATATTTCCTCTTTAACTCTGATGAAACTTCCTTCTGCAATGAGGTTTAAGTATGACCAATTTATTAATGAAGGAAGTCTTATGGTTCTTGAGGGCACAGTTCTTGATATGATGCAGGTCTATGACGACCTTGACAATTATATTCAGGAGTGCAGGTATGATGTTCGGTGTTTTGGCTTCGACCCTTATAATGCTAGAGAGTTTGTAGAGCGATGGGAAAGAGAAAACGGTCCATTTGGTATTGAGAAAGTAATACAGGGTGCTAAAACAGAATCCGTTCCTTTAGGTGAGTTGAAGAAACTCTCTGAAGAGCGGATGCTTTTGTTTGATGAGGAACTTATGTCCTTCGCCATGGGTAACTGTATCACTTTGGAAGATACCAACGGTAATAGAAAATTATTAAAGAAGCGATACGACCAGAAGATTGATGCTGTTGCCGCAATGATGGACGCGTACGTCGCTTTCAAGCTTAATAGAGAAGCATTTGATTAATGGGCGGTGATATTTGTGAACAACGAACTTATCCATTACGGAGTCAAAGGTATGAAGTGGGGAGTTAAACGTAAAAAAGATAACTC